AAAGAAAAGGAGGAAGAAAAAGATGATAGAGAATGTAGCTGATTTAAAAAAATTAATCCAAGACCTTGACGACGATACGATTGTTGCGGTAGACGATGGTGGCGCTTTTTACGGTATAAGCGATGCCGAGGTTGACCATGACCATAACCATAATACTTATCATGTACTGTTTTTAAGAGTAAGAAAAATTTTTAATGAAGAGGGGGAAGAGAATGAGTGATAAAATAGATTTACGTCGGGGTACAGATGAAGAGCTGGAGCGTGAAGTTCTTATCATTAATAAGCTGTACAACCTACGCAGTAACCCGAACGAATTAATGGCCGTATTAGTTGAAGAATATTTATTTACGTGGTGGCAAGTACGCCATCTTATCGATGAACTTGACCTAGGGAGAATGTAATGAATAAGTCAGAAAGTATAAGTAATTTAGCAAAAGCATTATGTAAAGCGCAGAACGAAATGGGCGGCGCTGTTAAGGATGCAAAGAATCCGTTTTTTAAATCTAGCTATGCTGATCTTACTAGCATAATAAAAGCAATCAAAGAACCGTTTGCCAGTAATGGTTTATCTTACTCGCAGTTCCCTGTTACATCTGAAGGCGGTGGTGGAATAGGTGTTGTGACTGTGCTGATGCACTCGTCAGGCGAATGGTTAGAGTCGGAGTTCTACTTGCCGCTTGCTAAAAAAGATCCGCAAGGTGGTGGTTCAGCGATTACCTACGCTAGACGTTATGCTTTACAGGCAATGGCTGGCATTCCTACAGCGGATGATGATGCAGAGGCTGCGATGATGCGGGGAAAGTTACCGGAGAAGTCAAAAGAGCAACTGTGTGGGTTAGCGGTGGAGCGCCATATTGATTCTCTACAGTATATCCGTAGAATGCTTGTCGATCCTACAAACGATAATATGGCTTTAGCTAAAGAAGCCTTTGGCGAGATACCAGAAGAAGATCAACGCGCTATGTGGGTAGCACCCAGCAAGTGTGAAACAGCATTTTTAACAACCGAAGAACGTAAATTACTTAAGGGAGCATAAAAAATGATTAAACTTAGTTACGCAGTGCCAGAAGATCAAGGATGCTATACAGCAATGAGGTCTATTGAGATGTCCGTCGATTGTGATGCAAACGTATACGAAATTATTGAGGTGTTTAGTGACTTTTTAAAGGGTAGTGGGTACGCTTTTGATGGTCGAATTGAGCTAATCTCTAAAGAGGAAGCTGAAGCTGAAGATGAAGTTATGCTCCAAGCAATGGCAGAGCATTACTTTAATTTGTTTGAAANAGAAGATAAAATTAATCAAAAAGAGCAACCAGAAAAGGGTACGGAACTATGAATGAAGAAACTGGCGGTTACATATTAATGATTACAGTTATAGCGTGTCTTGCAGCTTGGGTTACGCATATAATTCACTGTTTAGTGTATGCAAAATACTTACTGCTCATTGCTGGGGCATTTATATTCCCAGTAGGAGTTGTTCACGGTATTGGCATCTGGTTTGGAGTCGGGTGGTAATATGTGGAACTATAGAATTGTGAAAGAAGAACGTAAATTACTTAAAGGAGCATAAACAATGATTAAACTTAGTTACGCAGTGCCAGCAGATGAAGAATGCTATACAGCAATGAGGGCTATTGATATGTCCGTTGACAGTGAGCAAAACTTGTACGAAATTATTGAGGTGTTTAGTGACTTTTTAAAAGCTAGTGGGTATGCTTTTGATGGTCGAATTGAGCTAATATCTAAAGAGGAAGCTGAAGCTGAAGATGAAGTTATGCTCCAAGCAATGGCAGAGCATTATTTTAATTTGTTTGCAGAGCCTGATAAAGATGGGGCAAAGGGAAAAACAAAAGATGTGGAACTATAGAATTGTGAAAATAGGCAACGAAATTTCTATTAAAGAAGTGTTTTATGAAGAAGGTAAGCCTATAATGTACGGACCTGCTAGTCTTTCTATAGATTTAGATTTAGAAGAGCCGGTCAAAAATGAAGCATGTCACATCGCTACAATGTTAACTTATATGACGGGTGCAATTAACGCCCCAATATTAAATGAAGATGATTTCCCAACTAAAACTATACACTAGGAGAGAACTATGACTGATTATGATAACAACAACCGAGGCGCTATCTGGAAAAATGAAGATCGCAAATCAGATAAGCATCCGCAATACAAAGGTAGTATCAATGTTGCTGGCGTAGACTACTGGCTAAGTGCTTGGATTGGCAATAAGGACAATCCTAAAGCCCCTGCGTTAAGTTTAAGCGTCCAAGCTAAGGATGAGCAAGCCAAGCCCGCTAAAGCTGCTACAACACCAGCAGATGACTTTGACGATGATATGCCCTTTTAGTAATGGCCGCTAAAAAGAAAGCAAAAACTTCGCAAGAGTTACGTAAGGAAGCACTCAAGCTTATTCAGAAGCTGGTTAGGTTGTTGGAATCTGATGATCATGGGTATTGTACTTGCGTAACCTGTGGAGTTACAAAGAAGTGGAACGAGGGTATGCAAGGTGGTCACTTTATTCCCAAAGGCTCTAGCAGCTATTGGGCTTTAGAGATTGATAACATTCACCCTCAATGCGCTTATTGTAATCAATTCGGTATGGCTCATGGTGTTGCTGCTCATAAGTATACAATCTATATGCAAGAGCTTTACGGCAGAAAGTTTGTTGAGCAAATGCTTGAAGATGCAAAGAAGCCGAAGAAGCTTTACGCTGGTGACTATAGAGATATGATCGAAGATTTTAACGAACGAATACTTAGACAACTAGAGAGAATAGGGCAATGATTTCAGTTATTAGCATTACCGCAGATGACGCGGATCTACAAAAGTCTTTAATGGCAGAGTATTTGCCAGAAGATAAAACTTTAGTTTTAAGTATTGATGGTTATGAACAGGTTCACACATTTACTATAACCGAGAGTGCAACAGCAATGACTATTGGCAAGTTCTTGTGTGAGTGCTCAACAGACATTGATGAATTTGAAGTGTCGTTAGAGTCCTTGCTTAAAGAAACATAATACGGCATTGGGGAGTTGACCCTCCTTGGGTAGCGCTGGCCTACCTTATCCCCAAAGCCAGCTACTAACTAATTAGCGAGAGATATAATGACTGATAACGTGAATCACCCCGCACACTACACCAAAGGCGACATAGAGACTATCGACTACATCGTTGATGTTCTTGGCACACAGGGCGCTATAGACTACTGCCACGGCAATGTACTTAAATATACTGGCGGTAGGCTTATGAACAAAGGGAACTGCATAGAGGATACGCAGAAGGCTATCTGGTACTCTAATAAGATGATTGAGTTGCTAGAGAAGAAACATAAAGACGACGACGAAGAGTATTTAAACTACTACACTCGTACTGTTAGTACCAATCCAGCGATCAACGAAACTACTAGAGGCAGTTATGGGCAAAGGATCGAAGCCAAGACCTATTGATATAGGCAGAGAAGAGTTCAGTAAGAAGTTTGATGGGATAGATTGGAGTAACACGAAGGAAGGTTCAGAGAAAAAAGCCTCCAAGAAGAATGAAAATAAGATTCTTCCCAGAGGCTGTAAAGGTTAAGTTAGATTCTTGTAGATGATAGCCTCTCTTCTTCTCTCTGATCTTTTCTAAGTGTAAGATTAGATTGAATACCAGACATTATTAACCACTGATTAAGCATTCCCGCAGCCTCATCAGGGTTTTTTAATTTAGGCAGAGTGTTTTTATAGGAGGCAAAAGCTGCTGGGTTAGTTACCATCTCTTGGATTAAAGCATCAATAGCCTCTCTTGGAAGCTGCTCTAAGTAAGTTTGCATAAGCTTGCTACCAACACCTGCCATAATTAACGGGCTGCCAGCAACTCTTTTACCAAAGTTAGCACCCATAACCTTACCTATAGTGCTTAATAGGACTGAGTTTATGTGCTGATCTTTTGTTACCGGTACTGCTGATCTATCAAGAACCTTATCAACATCATCAAAAACACTTCTTATTAACTTTGTCTGCTCTTTCCCAAATACCTTTTCCAAGCTTGGATATAATTTATTACGATTAGCAACCTTAGAAATTGCATTGCTTTCAATTAATCTATCCATAAAAGCTCTTTGCAAGCCAGCAAGCGCTTTTCCTGTTGAATCTTGTGACGCTTCAGTTACAAGGCTTTCTACCGCATCGCCTGGAGCTTTAACTCTGCCAGCAATAATCTTATCGATAACTCTATTAGTGTCAAGTCCTGGAGCTACCCATAAGGCTACAGCGGTATCCTCTAACGCTGCAAGGCTCTCTTTATTTACAAGCTCTGCTAACTCTGCGGACTGGCCAGACTCTAGTGCAGCTTCTATTTTTTGTCTTGTTTCTGGGAAGCGTCTTAAAAATGGAGCATTGTTATCAAGAAACTTTCGTGCATCTTTAACTCTTACAGTTGCATCGCTATTAACAGCAGATTTAGCAAAGCTACTTAGAATAACTTGCTCTGTACCTCCAATGATTCCTTTGTCGGCTAACGGGCCAACCCCCATTTCAGCACCAGCTACTTTCAATATCTGATCAGCAGTTTGAGCGCCTCTTTCTTGGCCTACAAGCATCTTGTTGGAAATTATTTGAGATATATCATCCTTTGCATCAAAGAAAGTTTTGTCAAACATTTCGTGCATGTTTCTTGTGAAGTTTGCAGCCTCATCGTAAGCGCTACCTGTAGAGCTTGCCATAATCTCGTCAAGAATTATCGCCTGAAGATCTGAAGCAAGCTTCTTATGAAACCCGCCAGTTTTGCCCTCAAACGCCATCTCTCTAAGTTTTGCTGTTATAGCTGATCGCATATCGATAAGCTCTTTAACGTCAACTTGGCCAGCAGGAACTCCACCCAAGCTTTTTGATAAGCCAGGACTTTTTGATGCAAGCTTTTCAAGGTCGCTAATAATCTTATCCATACCTTTAACAGATTCATCTTTCCCTGTTAAGGTACTAAAAGCTTCAGCTCTTGCTTGCTTTAATTTAGTAAGTACTCTTCTAGCATTAACCGTTGCATTACCAACTTCAGACCATAGGCTTTTCTCTATTGCACTTTGAGCGCCAGTTATGCCATCCATATCTTTCATGAACCCAATATTAGCTGTCTCAAGATTCTCATATTTTGATCCAGCAGAGTTTAAGTTGTGCTCTGCAAGGTTCCTAGCCTCAGCAAGTTGCTGGTTAAGGTTAGCTTCAGTAGCGGCAATTCGTGCATTAAAGTAAGCCTGAGTTGTTGCCTCCACTCCCTGACCGCCAATATCATTTAGAACCGTACCAAAATACTCTAATGAGTCTCTATCAAGTTCATTAAGGGCAAACTTAAAGTTTTTAATATCTAGCCCTTTCTCGAAAGACAAAAGACCTCTATCGCCAGTAAGAGCGCCCAAGCTAACAGGGAACTGCTTTCCAGATGCCAGATACTCTTGAGCAACCTGCAACACTTTCTCAGGATCTGTTGCATGTTTTAATATGCCATCAATAGCCATGCCTACTTGGCCATCTGTGCTAACCATTTGCTTCAGAACTTCGGTTTGCTGTATTCCTTTTTGCTTAAACCAATTTCTAATGCCTACTGCGCTAGGAATCACAATGGATGCGGCACTCATAGCTAGTGGATCACCATTTGAGGCAAGACCAGCACTTGTTCCTGATATTGCTGATAAGGCAGTCCACTTATTCTCTGCCGCAATAGATGCGGGGTTAGCTGCCGTTTTAACAAAACCATTCGGAGTGCTTGTTGTAATTTGAGCATTTCTAGCAAGGTCTGCTCTTGATCTTGGTATTAACCGGCCCTGTTTAAGAAACTCAGGAAGTTGCAGTCCTTGTTGTATGGGTATCGAGTTCTTTGCTGATTTCAGTGAGTTTATGGCCCCACCAGACACTAAACCAGTACCCGTTAATCCGCTAGTAGCAATCTCTATGCCAAATTGATATGGAGCAACTTTTTGACGTTGCGCTTGATTAAGAAAAATTGAATTAGGATCTTGCTTTAATCTTGCTTGAGCATCCTTCTCGCTCATCATACTTGTATCTAAAGAGAATTCTTGGCCAGCTAATATATCTTCGTCGGCTAAACCTAAATCAATAGCTGTCTGCTTTCCTGCCGCTATTATGTCAGTCGCAAAAGGAGATTTTTTTGATTTGTCGCCAATACCATAAAGCTCTGCGGCAATTTCTGATGGGAAGCCCATATAGTATGGTTCACCTTCAACGCCTGGAAGTTTACTTGATAGCCAACCAGAAGCATTAAAAGCTAATGGGCCAAGGTCTAAAACAGAAACAATACCTTTTACAGCAGCTTGGTTTAGTGACGCTAAGTAATCAGCAGGCGCTCCAGGAAGTCTTTCAAGGTCTCTTGTTAGGTCGCTTGATTCTTTGTCAGCTACGCCAGATAGTGGGCCACCAAAAGCAGGTGCAGTTGGAACTACACTAGGTCGATACCCTGCCTGTACTGGGGGAACACTTGCAGGTAGGTCTTGTCCAATGCCAGCCTCAGCTTCAGCTCTATCAATCCCTTGAATAAGAGCTTCTGCGTTTATTAGCTGATCTCTTTGATTTATACTTACATCGCCAGACTCTTCAGCGACAACAAACGGATCGTTGGCGTTAAAGTCTTCGCCCATACTGAATCCTGTAGCTGAAGCCTCATTTAACCCCGATGTTTCTGAAAGAAAGGGTATAGCTTGATCTTCTTCGCGTTTTAAATCATTTGCCATTAGTACATTTCCATCCCGTTATCTTTCATAAATTGTTCTGCATTATAATCTCTAGCACCAGATCTTTCTTTGTATGCTTCAACATAAGCATTAACTACATCTTTAGTGTATAACTTGTTGTTCTGTCCTAATATATAACCTTGATTCTTTAGCGCTGGATCAGCAGAAGGGAACCAAGTTTTAAGAGCGTAGTCGGCATTATTATTTAAGTAACCCTCTTTTCCAAATGTTTCCATATCTTGAGCTTGTAAGGGTAATCCTTTTTGAATATAAGATACCATTGTATCACTTGCGAACTCTAATGATGCTGCGGTTCCAGCAGTAGTACCCATTTCTGGGTTTTTTCTATTGTACGCTGAAGCTGTAGTGGCAAGGATTAAAGGTATTCTAGTTGTAACAAATAAATCTTGAACTTGATCTTGGTCTAAACCTAAAGGTATTTTAAAAGCACCTCTAACTATAGGCCACTCAGTATTAGATAAAGGTTTAAAGAATCTTGTCTGAGGCAGTGCCAATCTGGTACTTAACTCGTCTACTTTTCGATATAACAACCTAGTTGGGGCTTGCTGGGCAAGGTTCCAAATAGGGCCAAAAACGTCACTTTCAAGCACTGCTCCTTCAAACTTCCCTGAAACATCTTTATAGTTTGGAGAGAATATAACCTCACCAATTGTGTCAACAATATCCTGCTCTGCATTAACGCTGCCAATGAGATCACTCATCCACTGCTTATCCATTAAGCCTACTTCTAATTTACGCTGGTTTAATGCAGTTTTTGCGCCACCACTTCCCATGCTAAAAGTTACCTCCCCAGTTTCACGGTCTCTCATCTCTATCACTTGACCACCACTACCAGCGGCAAGTCTTCTTTGATCTGCAATCTGAGAGTTGTTAAGCTCAATTTGAGCTAACGCTTCTGGAGTTCCAAGCTTTGTTAGTTGTGCGTTTTCAGCTCTTATGCCTTTAATTGAATCATAAGCTTGAGTAACTTTGTTGCCAGTTACACCAGTAGATTTTTCATAATCTGTTTGTATTTGAGCAGCAAGTGAGTAGTCTTTATTCTCTATTGCGTTTTGAATTTGTTGCTGAGCTTTGCCTGCATCTGACATTTGTGAAAACGCAGTCTTCTGCGCCGCTACTTCAAGAGCGGTTTTCTTCTCTGCTGTATCAGCTTGCGCTTTAGCAATAGCTGCTTGATCTGACTTTTCCTGACGATCAAGAGCCATTAAATCTTTAGTGAACCCCAACTCTGTATTAAGGTTAGTCGCCTGTAAACCGAGTGCTGCTTGTTGAGCTTTTGCTGCTTGAGACGCTACATCAAGTTCTCCTTGACGAGCTGCCTGCATACCTTGTACGCCAGTACCTAAAGCGTGACCAATACGCTGAGATAGATCCTGAGTACCACCGCTAGAAAGCAAAGATAGTCCTGCGTTAATGGCAAACTGTCTCTGACCTGCTCCTGGATTCTTAAACGCATCCATGAAGCCTTGACCTTCGTTTAGAAAGCGCTGTCTTGGTCGTTTTGTAATAGCCTCTGTTGATGCTTGAAGAGCTTCTTGTTGAGCTAGAGCATTCTGCCTAAGCTGCGCTTGCTGGGCAATCAACGCCTCCCTAGAACCTAAAGCTGGCTGCTGCGGCACTACAGGGGCCACAGAAGGAGCTCCTTGAGATGCTTCAAATGCAAGTCGTTCTGCTCTAACTGGATCTACAGTTTGCACTGGCATATCGGCGGGAGCTTGACCAAACATACCTAAAGCTTCATTAAGTCTTTTTTGAAAATCTT